GGTGTGGTATAATGAGACGGATCAGGTATTAAAGTTTCAATATGTATTAACAGAAGGATCATGGTCTACGGGTGGTAATTTAAATACAGCAAGAAATGGTTTAGCAGGAGCTGGAATACAAACCGCAGCTTTAGCTTTTGGTGGAGCATCACCTTATAAAGCTGAAACAGAATCTTATAATGGATCTAACTGGACTGAAGTAAATGATTTAAATGCAGCAAGAAGTGGTTTAGCAGGAGCTGGAACTCAAACAGCAGCTTTAGCTTTTGGTGGATTTCCTGACGTAACTTTTACAGAAACTTGGAATGGTACAAATTGGACTGAAGTTAATAATTTAAACACTAGTAGAACTTTAGCGGCAGGAGCTGGAACTAACACAGCAGCTTTAACTTTCGGTGGAAATGATAATGCGGGACCAGGAGTTGCGACAGCTGCAACAGAATCTTGGAATGGAACAAATTGGACAGAAGTTAATGACTTGAACACTGCAAGGCAAAACTTAGCAGGAGCAGGTGCTACTAATACAGCTGCTTTGGCTTTTGGTGGACAACCACCAACAACAGCTGCAACAGAATTTTGGAATGGAACAAATTGGACAGAAGTTAATGATTTAAATACAGCAAGAGAAGATTTAGCAGGAGCAGGAACTCAAACTTTAGCGTTAGGTTTTGGTGGATATACACCATCACCCCCTTCTCTGACGGGTGCAACTGAATCTTATAATGGAACCAGTTGGACAGAAGGAAAAAATTTAAACACTCAAAGAAAAAAATTAGCGGGTAATGGAGCTGACAACACAGCAGCTTTAGCTTATGGTGGATCAACTCCAAGTACAACAACAGCAACCGAAGAATGGAACACAGGCGTGCCAATAGCCAACACTTGGCAAACAGCTAACGCTATGAACACTGCAAGAAACTATTTAGCAGGATTTGGTACTCAATCTTCTAGTTTAGCTACGGGAGGTACACCTGGTTTAGATAGTGCTTTAACTGAATTATATAACGGAACTAATTGGACAGAGGTTAATGATTTAAACACAGGGAGAAACGACTTGTCAGCTGCAGGAGCAACTAATACTGCTGGTGTAGCTTTTGGTGGAAGAGTTCCTCCTACTGCTCAAGCTTTAACCGAATCTTGGAACGGAACTAACTGGACTGAAGTCAATGATTTAAATGTTGCAAGAAGAAATGGAGCAGGTGCAGGGACTCAAACAGCTGCTTTATATTTTGGTGGAGAACCACCACCAGGTTTTACTGAAGTTGAATTATGGAATGGAACTAACTGGACTGAAGTTAATAATACAAACACTGAAGGTAATGGTATAGCGGGTTTTGGAACTTCGACATCTGCTATAAAAACTGGAGGAAGTGAACCAGGTGGTTTAACTGAACTTTGGAATGGAACAAACTGGACTGAAGTAAATAATTTAAGTCTTAATAGAACTTATGCAGGAGCCGCTGGTGCTGATAATACATCTGGTGCAATTTTTGGTGGTAATGCATCTCCACTTGTTTACACAGGAAATACAGAATCTTGGAATGGAACTAATTGGACAGAAATTGCAGATTTAAATACAGCAAGATATGGTATGGCGGGTGCTGGAACTCAAACAACTGCTTTAGCTTTTGGTGGAAGAATTAGTGCCAGTCCTGACCTATCAGCATCAACAGAAGAATTTACTACTAGCGCAAACGTAACTAAAACAATAAGCACGGATTAATTATGGCAACATACAAAGAAATACACGGCACAGATATCGAGGTTCTTTCATCAGATCCCGCGAATCCTGTTGAAGGACAAGTTTGGTATAATTCAACTTCTAATGTTGTAAAGGGAGTATCTAGTAATCCAGGATCATGGGCAACAGGTGGTGATTTAGGAACGGCAAGGTACGGTGCAGGTGGATCAGGTACGCAAACAGCAGGTATAGCTTTTGGTGGAACTCCTCCTTCAACAGGAGCAACAGAATTATATAATGGAAGTTCTTGGACTGAAGTAAATGATATGAATGCAGCTGGGCATTTTTTTGGTAGTGCTCAAGGAACACAAACTTCAACTGTAGCTTTTGGTGGTCAAGGTTCTCGTCCTAGTGGAAGTGGTGTTTTTACAGAAACTTGGAATGGAACAAATTGGACTGAAACTACAGATATGAATACTGGTAGAATAAGATTAGCTGGATCAGGTGCAAGTAGTACATCTGCCTTAGCGTTTGGTGGAGAAGTTCCACCACCAACAGCTACAACAGAATTATGGAATGGAAGTAATTGGACTGAAGTAAATGATTTAAATACTGCTAGATATTTTTTAAACGGACTTGGCACTCAAACAGCTGCTTTAGCAGTTGGTGGAGCTCCTCCTGATACAGGAGCAACAGAATCTTGGAATGGAACAAATTGGACAGAAGTTAATGATTTGAATACTGCAAATACAAATGGAGGAGCTTCAGGAACAACAACTTCAGCTTTAAGATACGGAGGATTTCCAGGTCCAAATGCAAGAAATGAGTCTTGGAATGGAACCAATTGGACAGAAGTTGGAGATTTAAATACTGCTAGACGAGGTATTGCTGGAACAGGTCCAAATAATAACTCTGCTTTAGCAGCTGGAGGAGGCACACCAAGTGCAGTAGCAGCAACCGAAGAATGGAATCAAGGTCCACAAACAATCACTTTCTCAGACAGTTAAGTCTTGTAATATATTTTAAATAATATATATCTATTAAAAACATAAAGGATAAAGATATGAAAAAAGACGTAAAAGATTTAATACAACAAGAAGAAGCGCATTTAAATAACTTATTAGAAGTTAATGATCTAAACGATTTTAAAGGTATGGTTGATGAACTGAGAGATACCTGGACCAAGAAACAAATGTTTAGAACAGAAACCGAAGCAAGATTTTCAGTGCTTCAAGATAACCGATATCCTACTAAAGCTGCAAAATACTGGCAGTGTGTTCGAGAGCAAGCAAGTTACTTGGATAACTTGATGACACTATCATTTGATTACAGAAGAAACGAAGCAAAAATTAAATGGCTACAAGGTAAAGTAGAAAAAGAACAAGACGAATATAAATTATCTAAATATGAAATTGATTTAGATGAATGTCGTTATGCAAAAGCTTCTATGGAAAAAACAGCCAAACATAGAATGAGAGAAATTAAAATGTGGTCTAGACTAAAATCAGAATTTAACGATGGATCGTTTAATGACAAAGATGTCAACGTTCATCAATTAGAGTCTTATGGACTACAATATTACGAGAAATCAAAAACTTTAAATGAACACTCTGATCAAAATGAAGTGTTTAATGTAATGGGTCAATTACAATCATTACAAAGAATTAAAAAATCAGGTGAATTAGAAAGCAGTTACAAAGAGAAAGAACAAATAACTCAACATGGTAAACCAAAACCGTAAGTTATTTTTTTTAGTAGCACTACCTAGATCTGGTAATACTTTGTTTGCAAGTATTATGAATCAAAATAAAGACATAGCAGCTACTGCTAACTCTTTAACATTAGAGATAATGAAAGATTTATTTTTACTTAAAAAAACAGATGTGTTTCAAAATTATCCTGATGAACAATCGTTAGATAATGTACTAGATAATGTATTTAATAACTACTATCAGCATTGGCCACAACGTATAATAATTGACCGTGGACCTGTTATGACACCAGGCAATTTTCAATTAATGCAAAAACATTTTAAACATGGTTTTAAATGTATAGTGATACTTAGAGATCTAATGGATGTATTAGCTTCGTATATGAAATGGTATACAGAAAATCCTGATGCATTTCCTAATAGATATGGTCATAATACAGATGAAGAAAAATTAATGATGATTATGAATAGTAAAGGTGCTGTTGCAAAAGACCTAGAAGCTATAAAAAATAGTTTTAACTATCCTGATATTTGTCATTATGTAAAGTATGATGATATAGTTACAAACCCTGAACAAGAGTTTAGAAAAATATATCAATTTTTAGATGAACCTTATTTTAATCACAGGTTTAATAATTTAGATCAGGTAAATATTAATGGTTTATCTTATAATGATAAAATAGTTGGTAACAACATGCATAAACTATTTGATGAATCCGTTAGAAAAGTATATAACCCCTACATAGAAAAGATTCCAAAAAGTATAAAAGAAAGATATGGACATGTTAAATTTTAAACCAACATTTTTAGGTCAATGTATTATTAAATATCAAGTGCCTTTAGATATATTTACAAGTATCAATCAAATTTATGAGCAAAATTATAATAATCTTGCACCTGCTAACGGACAATTAGTTGGTAAAATAGAGAAAGAACATTCTTTATTTTATCACGGTGAAGATCAAACAAAGATGAAGAATCATAACTTTCTGCCTAAAAATGTAACAGATTATTTTATGCAAGTGTTTAATCATTATTTAAATTTTAATGCTATACGGGATTATAAAACTCATTTAAATTCTATATGGGTTAATGAAATGAAACAACATGAATATAATCCAGCTCACATTCATAGAGGAATGTTGTATACAGGTCTATCTAGTGTAATGATTTTAAAACTACCCTCAACTTATGGTAAAGAATATTCTGCAGGACACATTGAACAAAATGGTAGACTACAAATACTAGGAGCAGCTAATGGTCAGTTTGCTAAGATAGATTATCAACCACCCATGGACCTTAGAGACTTTTATATCTTTCCATATGATATGAGACACTGTGTATATCCATTTAATGGAACCGATGAGACAAGACGAACTCTTGCTGCAAACTGTGATGTAGATTTTGATCCTGTTAGAAATAGAGGGGCTAACTAATGGATAAACAATATTATATAGATAATCACATAGGGTTGTTTAAAAATTTTATGCCTAATGAATTAATAGATAAATATGTTAATTATTTTAACAAGTGTGAACAACAAGGTGCAGTCTATTCAAGACGTGAGGATGAGATGTCAGTATCAGATAATGCAATCGATACTATAAGAGACACCAATGTTGCAATGACCTATACCAATAAACCTTTTATAGATATGTTTTTTAAAGAAGTATATCCTCTATACGTTCAAAAATATTCTTATTTAAAAAACCTTGCAACACACAACATATTAGAAGTTAAAATACAAAAAACTAAAGTTGGTGAAGGCTATCATACTTGGCATTGTGAGAATGCTGAAATGAAAGCTAGAAATAGAATACTAGCTTTTATGGTATACCTTAATGATGTAACAGAAGGTGGAGAGACAGAATTTCTTTATCAGAAGTGTCGTTTTAAACCTGAGAAAAATACATTGTTGGTTTGGCCTTCACAATTTACACACATTCATAGAGGCAACCCACCTTTATCGAATGATAAATATATAATAACAGGATGGGTAGAATACGGATATTAACATGATAACAGAGCCACGTTGGAAATCTTATATAGTAGAAACAATTTCACCAATATTTACACCTGAACAATGTAAAATGATTATTAAAGCAGGTCGTGCAGAGCCTAGAAATGATGCTGGAGTTGGAAATGAAAAAGGCACCAAAGGAGGACATGTAGATACTAATACTAGAACATCACATATTAGTTGGATACCTTTTTCTAAAATGACTGACATGTACAAAAATATAGATAAAATAATGCAAGCCACTAATCGAAATCATTTTGGTTTTGATGGAATGACAATAAATGAAATGGCACAGTATACTGAATATCCAGAAGGTGGGTTTTATGAATGGCATGTAGATAATGATGTCAACATGCAACACGAACCTCCTGTTAGAAAAATATCTATGACATTATTACTTTCACCTGAGTCAGAGTTTGAAGGAGGAGATTTAGAATTAATGTCTGAAGGTAAAGTTGCTAAAATAAAACAAGGACACGCAGTATTCTTTGCATCGTTTATAAGACATAGAGTAAAACCAGTTACACGTGGTAAAAGACAATCACTTGTTATGTGGTTTGGAGGAACCCCTTTTAAGTAATGTATAGAGATTTATTATTTCCAACACCTATCTATATTGCAGATATAGAACACCCAACTCTTAATCAAGAATTGGAAAGAGATATTATAGCCTGGTCTAATAGAGATAAAGGGGTTGTAAGAACCAATGTTCAAGGTTGGCATTCAACAACTAACATGCATGAATTACCTGAGTATGCAAAACTTGTTGATATGTTATATTCTGCACAAAGAACTATTTATGATCAAGAGCATTTAAGATCAGAACCTTACTTAGGTAATATGTGGGCTAACATCAATCCACCAGGAGGAATGAATAGAGCACATCAACATCCTAATTCATTATGGTCAGGAGTTTACTATATTAAAGCTCCTAAAAATTGTGGTCATTTAAAAATAGATGACCCAAGATCATCAGCTGCCATGTCTAGACCACAACAAAAAGAAGGAAAGTTACCTGACAGGTTATGGAGAGAAACACACTATGAACCAAAAGCAGGACGTTTAATTATGTTTCCATCTTGGTTAATGCATTGTGTTGATCCTAATGAATCCAATGATATAAGAATATCTGTGTCGTTTAATTTTTTACAGAAAGGGATGATGGTATGACATTTCAACAACAAAAATATCAAGTTATTAAAAACGCTTTACCCTATGAACTAGCTAATTTTAT